CATGTACTTCATTTCTACTTTACCGCTTCTTAAAATGTGGCCTTCCGGGTAAACTAATCCTTTGGAGGGCAATTCTACAACTTCTGTTGGAAACTTAAATTCGCTCATAAACTTATTTTGTTATAAATATTAATAAAAAAAAGAAGCTCGCAAAAAATGCGAGCTCTTTTAATCTTATTTTTACTATTATTAGAAATTCAACACACAGTAATCAGGTTGAACAGTCATTGTAATGTTAACAGCAGTATCAACAGTATCCCAGTTATAATCACCAAAGTTAGCATCTGTGATTAAAGCACCTTTAATAATCCATTCTGAAACGATATCACCTACTGGTCCTAATACGTCTAATGTTAAGTCTTTCTTATAGAAATCACTATAACCATCTCTACCAGTTACTGATTCGTGATGTAAACGCACCCATTCCATTACTGCCTGAGCTCCTGAAGGAGTGATAGGGTCAAATAATGTCATTTGAATTTCACCCCATTTACTTTTACCTTTTACAAAGCGTTGAACGTTAATGTGGTTTAATACTACTGTATCTTGTGTTAACGTTACCGCATTTACTCCTTTGATAATATACGCTGGAATACCATCCATGTATAAAATGAAACGGTTCTGTTGTTTCGGTTCGAACGCTGTGAAAAATATTTCGTTTGGATCTAATACTGCCATGTTTATTTTTTGTTATTTATTCTTTATTATAAATATTATTTAATTTAATCCTTACGCTGGGAATGTTGCTCCTGTAGGTAAGATGTTGAAATCTAAGTAAATAAATTCAGCTGTTCTTGTAGGTTGGATATAAATTTGTCCGATTAACTCATTTCTATCAATTACGTCTGCTGTATTATTTGTTTCATTCATAATTACTCTAAACGCGTATAAACCTTGTTTTTGTTGAACTGATTCTAAGTATGGATTTACTTGTGATAAGAATACGTTTCTTGTTGCTGTTGAATTTTGTTCAAATACTAATGTATTAGCAATTTGTGAAATATAGTTCTTAAGAGCAATTAACAATCTTCTAACATTTACTCTATCTAAAGCTGATGCTTGAGTTTGTAATGTTTTCTGACCATATACTACTGTACCTGTTCCAGGGAATGTAGCAATAGGATTTACTTTGTTTGTATATAAAGTATCTCTACTTGTTTGTGGTAATTTTTGTTCTGCTCTAATTACTTGTAATCCACCTCTGTTAATACCTGCTGGTGCAAACCAAGGCTCAGCTACTGTATCATTAAATGCAAACACACCTGCCATTACTGTTGATGCTGGAACCCAAACATTCTTTCCTGTAGCAGGATCAATCATTTGAACCCAAGGCCAGTATGAAGCCGCGTATGAAGTATTTCTTGAATTAGCTTGAGATGTTACTGTTGAAATAGTAGTGTTATAAGGTACTAAGTCTAATACAAATAAACTATCTCCTCTTGTTTGAGTATTATTAATCATTGATGTACATTGTGATGTATATCCTGAGTTATATAATCCTGGAGCAAATAAGATGTTAAATTTGTATTCATCTTGGTTAGCTAATAAGTTGATCATATTATTATAATCTGCACCTACTAAACCTTGTGTATTTGTACCATTAATAGTTTCATAAAAATTAGCTCCTGCTGCTACTTGTCCTACACCACCTGTAAATGAACCACTTGAGTTAAATGGAATTGATGATGTGTATTGTGATTTAGCTACCCCTGTATTATCAAAATAATATGGAGTTGGAGTATTAACTGCTGAAACTCTTACATAACGTGAAGCGTTAAAGTAAGAACCAGATACTTCAATTTGATTTGTTGTTGGGTTATAATTTTGATCTTGATCTCCAAGTACTCTTGAAATAAAATTAGCAGCAAATGGATCTAATGATAATCCAGTCCAAGTTTCTAATACAATTGGATTATTTGTATTATCATTACCTTGACGAATTAATAAACTAAATGTTCCAGAAGCTGTATCAGAATTTAAAATTTGATATCTAATATTATCTGCTGAACCTGAAGCTAATGAACCACTTATATCTATTGATGAAGAACTGTTCATAATAATACCTTCAGATAATGTAGTTAAAACAAATGCTGTAGCACCTGAACCACCTGTAAAGTATGATGTAGTACTTCCTGAAGTTACATAGTATAAATCTCCAGCTGGTCCAACTGGACTAACTGTATTAAAGAATATACCTGTTGATGCTGATACACTTGAAGTTATATACTGTAATGAAGCACTATATGGAGCAATAGATTTACTAACATTAAATGCTGCTACAATTGCTGTGATAGTATTTGCTGGTGTTGAACCTGAAGCTACAAAAATTGTATTTGTTGTGTTTGCAGGTGCTGGGCTACCAGTTACTGCTATAATAACACCATTTACATTAAATGAACCAGTTGGTTGAATAAAATTAGCAATACTAGCACTATCAAATGTGAATGAAGCTGTAGTTGCAAATGTATTATTTTCAATATTTGTACTAGTTGCTGGTGTCCAAGTATTACTTGCACTTACAACTCTAGCTACTAATAATGATGTACCACCATTATTAAAATAATTATAAGCAGCAATTGAAGTGAAGAATGATACATTATCACTACCACTTTGGAATCCTGCGCCAAATTTATTTACGTAATCGCTGTATGAGGTAACAACAGTTGGAATTTCAACGGGACCTAAAACTGTAGGACCGATAATTGCTGCACCTACGTTAACTGGTTGTTGTCTGATAAACGATGAATCGTTTTCTCTTGCTAATACACCAGGGGAAATTAATGTTTCTGCCATGTTATTTGTTAATAAGTTTAATGTTTATTATAAATATATTAAGGAATCTTAAAATCATTCGTTTCCGATGAATTCTCCACTATCTATATTAATGGTTCCTACACCGTATTTTGATTGAAGTTCTTGACTTAATTTTAATTCTGTTATTTTAATTTCTTTAAGTTCTTCAGTTACTTCTTGCTTTTGTAATTTTAAATCTTGGATTGACATTTCAATTAATCCATATTTATCAATTAATTCAGCTCTTAATTTTTGAATTTCTTTTACTGATGAAATTTCTTGTTCTGTTAATTTTTCTACTTTCATGACTTTTATATTATTGTTAATTACGATACTGATGTAGCTAACGTAGTACTTATTGAGTATATTATACCTTGTACTTCTGTATTAAACCATACTGTTGTTGTTCCTAAATCAGCTGGGGTTGATATTCGTACAGCAAATGCACCTGATGTATTTGTTACAGCGTGATTTATTGAGCCTGTTGTATTAGCTACAACTTGACTTCCTGAGATTATTGAATATGTAGGTGATGATATTGCTGGTATAGAAGCAGCTCCATATTGAGTAGTTGATGTCCACCAATGTATTAGCTGGCGAGGATTACTTAAAGGTGTACCATCTACTTCCTCAAATTCGGCTAATATGGTTCGTCCTTGTGCTGTTCCTGTTACTGATAGACTACAACTTACAAATCCATCATTCACAATATTTCTTATAGGTCCTGTTACAGTTAATGAACCTGTGATTATAGTATCACCTCTAACATCTAAGGTAGCATTTGGTGTAGCTGCTGCTCCTATAGTTACTTTACTTCCTGTACCCCATAAAATAACACTACCTGAAGCATCAGTTAAAGCTACAACTTTAGTTAAAGAAGCAGAACCTGGATGTCCACCTATAATAACATTATCACTACCATTAGTTATAAGTTTACCTGAACCTGAGCCTATTAATATGTTACCACTTCCTGCGGTGACTGCTAATCCGGCATAATATCCTATTCCTATATTGTAACTTCCTGCTAAATTAGTTGCGGATAAAGTTGCTCTACCTAGAGCTGTATTACCCTCACCTTCTATATCTTGCCCTGCAGCAAATCCTACTGCTGTATTAGCACTTCCTCCACTTGAAAGATATAATGCATTTCCTCCTATAGCGGTATTAGCTGTTCCTGTTGAATTAGCACCTAAAGCAGCTTGACCTACAGCAGTATTAGAATCTGTAGAATTAGCTCCATTACCTACTGTTATACCATTAACTAATATATCTCCACTACTTGTTATTCGACCGGTAACATTTAAAACAGTACCATCAAATGTTAATCCTACTGAGCCAGTAGCTATATTAGAAGCGTTTTTCCAAACTACTTGATTAGCTGAACCTGCTACAGGACCTGTTGCTCCTGATATACCTGAAGTACCACTTAAACCTGATGTACCTGAAAGACCTGATATTCCTGATAAACCTGATGTACCTGAGAGACCTGATAAGCCTGAGGTACCACTTAAACCACTTGTTCCTGATAAGCCTGAAGTGCCGCTTAAACCTGAAAGTCCTGATGTACCTGATAAGCCTGAAGTGCCACTTAAGCCTGAGGTACCACTTAAACCACTTGTTCCTGATAAGCCTGATAGACCAGACTCACCTGAAATACCTGATTGGCCTGATAAGCCTGAAGTACCACTTAAGCCTGATTGGCCTGAAAGACCACTTGTTCCTGATAAGCCTGAAGTACCGCTTAAACCTGATAGACCAGACTCACCTGAAAGACCTGATTGTCCTGATATACCTGATTGGCCTGAAAGACCACTTGTTCCTGATAAGCCTGATTCACCTGAAATACCTGATATACCTGATTGGCCTGAAAGACCACTTGTTCCTGATAAGCCTGATTCACCTGATATACCTGATTGACCTGAAAGACCACTTGTTCCTGATAAACCTGATTGACCTGATAAACCTGAGTCTCCATTAGTACCACTCAAACCTGAAGTACCACTTAAACCTGAAAGTCCTAAAATACCACTTGTACCACTTAAGCCTGAAATACCTGAGTCTCCATTAGTACCATTTTGACCTGAAATACCTGAGAGACCATTTATACCTGAGATACCTGAATCTCCATTAGTACCATTTTGACCTGAAATACCTGATTGACCTGAAATACCACTTGTACCACTTAAGCCTGAAATACCTGATGTACCTGATAAACCGGATAAACCTGAAGTTCCTGAAAGACCTGATTGGCCATCACCATTAATACCACTTATACCTGATGTTCCTGAAATACCTGATAAACCTAAAGTACCACTTAAACCAGAAAGACCTGATGTACCTGAAAGTCCTGAGTCTCCATTTGTACCTGATGTACCTGATATACCACTTAAACCTGATAAACCTGATGTACCTGATAAGCCACTTGTTCCTGATATACCTGAGTCTCCGTTTGTACCATTTTGACCACTTATACCTGAAAGACCTAATGTACCGCTTAAACCTGATGTTCCTGATAAACCTGAAGTTCCTGAAAGACCAGATAAACCGCTTGTACCTGAAATACCTGAATCTCCGTTTGTGCCATTTTGACCACTTGTACCTGAAATACCTGATAAACCTAAAGTACCACTTAGACCTGATAAACCTGATGTACCTGATAAACCGGATAAACCTGATGTTCCTGAAATACCTGATTGACCATCACCATTAATACCACTTATACCTGATGTACCTGAAATACCAGATGTACCACTTAATCCTGATTGACCAATTGTACCTGAAAGACCTGAGTTTCCATTAGTACCACTTGTACCTGAAATTCCTGAAATACCTAATGTACCTGATAAACCTGAAGTTCCACTTAATCCTGAAAGACCACTTGTACCTGAAAGACCTGAGTCTCCGTTATTACCATTTGTACCACTTTGACCTGATAATCCGGATAAACCTGATGTACCACTTAAGCCTGAGTTTCCATTAGTACCACTTGTACCTGATAAGCCACTTGTACCTGATAAACCGCTTGTACCAGAACCTGTAGCTCCTGATAAGCCTGAAAGACCACTTGTACCTGAAAGACCTGAGTCTCCATTAGTACCGTTTAAACCTGATATACCTGATAAACCACTTAAACCTGAAGTTCCACTTAATCCTGAATTACCATTAGTACCTGATGTACCACTTAAGCCTGAAAGTCCTGATGTACCTGACAAGCCTGATGTGCCACTTAATCCTGATGCTCCTGATTGGCCATCACCATTAATACCACTTATACCTGATGTTCCTGAAATACCTGATGTTCCTGATAGACCTGAGTTACCATTTATACCTGATGTACCACTTAAGCCTGATAAACCTGAGATACCAGATAAGCCTGAATCTCCATTAGTACCATTTTGACCACTTTGACCTGATAAACCTGAAGTTCCACTTATACCTGATGTACCACTTCCATTAGTACCACTTTGGCCACTTAATCCTGAAAGACCGCTTGTACCTGAGAGACCTGAGTCTCCGTTTGTACCACTTTGACCATTTAATCCTGAAAGACCGCTTGTACCTGAGAGACCTGAGTCTCCGTTTGTACCACTTTGACCATTTAATCCTGAAAGACCACTTGTGCCTGATAAACCACTTGTACCAGAACCTGTAGCTCCAGATAAACCAGATAAACCACTTGTTCCTGAAATACCTGATTGGCCATTTCCATCAATACCACTTTGACCACTTATACCTGATTGACCTGATTGACCACTTAAACCTGATATACCAGATAAACCTGAGTTACCATTTGTACCACTTGTACCTGATAAACCTGAAGTTCCACTTAAACCACTTGTACCTGTACCTGTAGCTCCTGAAAGGCCACTTAAGCCTGAAGTTCCTGATAAACCTGAAGTACCAGCTCCACTTAAACCTGAAAGACCGCTTGTACCAGATAAACCTGAAGTACCAGTGCCACTTAAACCTGAAAGACCGCTTGTACCTGAAAGACCACTTAAACCTGAAATACCTGATGTACCACTTCCTCCACCGCCATTTAAAGCAAATGATGCTGTTAAAGCATAAGAAGATGAAACTGCGTTAGAAGCTGTCGCATTTAATGTACCATTTACACCTAATGATCCTGTAACAGTTAATGAACCGCTTATTGTTATATCATAAGCTACTGTACCTGTTAAAGCATCAATAGATTGAGTTATTTGGGATGCTTGTACTGTTTGTCCAGTAGATATACTTGCGCTAGATAAAGTTAATGCCATTTAATAGTTTTATTATAAATATGGAAAGATAAGAGAAAAACCGCTACTGCTAGCGGTTTATAAATATCACATAATAATATATTAATCTATTTGGATTAATTTATAAAATATAATATAATTATCTGATGTTTTAACATCATTAAATTCTTCTAATTTAAATTCATGATATTCAATTTCTTTTACTTCTTGTAATAAACCATTGAATTCTTCTTGAAATTGTATATATAATGGATTAAAATTTGTTTTAGTTTCATCAGTCCATACAGGAATTTCAAAATTATCATTTTTATCTTTAGTACCATATTTTACAATTAAATCTTCTTTTAATTGATTAATAATAGATTTTTCAGATGATGTTCTTTTAGCTAAATTAGTTAACCAATATTTAGTAGGTAAACTTAAATTTTCACTTAATAATCCTAATGATAAAATTTCACCTGTTTCTTGATTTACAAAACCATTAAGCTCTGAATCAAGTTTATAGATTTCTTGTAATGATAAATGGATATGAGCCATTATTGATTAGCTTTAACTTGTTTTGGTTTTTTTGTTTTATTACTATAGTAATGTTTTTTCTTTTTAGCTGATTGAGTATGTTCAGTAAATGGTTTTTCTTCAACTACAGGAGCATCTTCAAATGATGGAAAGTCCTCAACTGGGAATAAAGAATTAGGTTTTTTGTTTGTAGGTGTATTTTCTTTTCCTACGATTACAAATAAGATACCAGTTAATACTAATACCGTAATT